TTTTTGTTGTTATTTTTTGCCATATTAAATTAAAAAGAGAAAACCCCAAACAATGCACTACTACTGTTTAGGGTTTCTCGGTTAGACTATTGTCTAAAATATTTTCCTGTTGGTAGTGCTTCAACAGCTACAAATATAATACTTTTTTTGAATAAATAACAAAAAAATATAAAAAAACCGCTAAATTTCTTCAGCGGCTAAAACAAAACAGTGTAAATGTACTAAAATAAAGTTAATGTACTGTTTTTTTCTTCAACAAATGCCTTGTGATTATTTGAATTTATTTTAAAATAGCTTTCTTTTAATTCAATAGATATGCTTTTACGATTCATTTTAATAGCTGAACAACCCTCTGATCCTATACCACCAAATGGACTTAATACTGTTTCTCCTTCATTTGAATATAAATGTAATATTCTTTCGATAGTATCTAATTGTAATGGGCAAATATGTTTTTCATCGTTACCATCTCGACCGCTTCTATATTGCAAAGTCCTTGAATAATCAATATCATACCAAACAGGAGAAGCGTATTTTTGCCATAAATCTACTGGTAAATAATCTAATTTGCTGCTATCTTTATCTTGGTGCGTTATTGGTATTTCATTATCGCCTTCATTTCTAAAAAATAAAACGTAATCAGGTATTCCAACCCTTGACATTATACTATCTTTTTTAATGGTTTTATGAAGTAATCCTAATGCTTTTGTTCTTTGCATTTCGGTTACTGGATTTTTCCATAATGTTACTTTTGAGTGATATATAAAACCCTCTTTTTGAAACCAATCAATTAACATTCCTGAAAAATCACGCAATCCAATATACCCCTCTTTTCCCTTTTGTATTGGTAAATCCATACAATGAATAGCGCACATACGACCACTTTTAAGCGTTCTTTTTAATTCAGGAATCAGGTATTTAAAATGCTTCTCAAATTCTTTATAATTCGATACATTTCCCATATCCTCCTCTTTATCTGAATATACATATAATTCAGCAAATGGAGGACTAAATACAACTATATCCGCACAGTTATCAGGTAGTTTTGCAGTTTCCTGAACGCAATCGCCATTTATTAAATGGTATTCTTCTGTTTTAATTTCTTTATTCATAATTTTTACTTTTGATTTTGCTTTTTTGTAATTAGTTTCTGCGCTGTATTTTGACATTTCTTTAATACGCTCAAAATGTTGTTTTTCTTTTTCTAAAATTGTATTTCTAACATTTACTTGTGATTCAGGTATAAGAATATGAACGGTTACTTTATTTTTTTGACCGAACCTATAGCATCGTCTTACAGCTTGGTAAAATGCCTCAAATTTAAAATCATAAGACATAAATACCATTTGATTACATTGCTGGTAATTCATACCAAATGAAGCTATGGAAGTCTTTGTAATTAATGTTTTAAAATTATCATTTGCAAATCCATTCAAATGTTTAGCTTTATATTCAGGATTATCAGAACCTTGCACATTTACGCTATTTTCAAGTAATTTTGATAAAGTATCGGTTTCCTGATTCTTTAAACCCCAAACAATCCATTGATTGTCATTTGAGTTAACCAGTTCCAATGTTTTTTCAATTCTTGCATCAAATGATCTATTTAAATCTTTATGCAATTCGGTAGCAGATACAGCAACATCTCCAAATAGATTTTCGCTTAAATTATCTACTTTTATAATATGCTCGATATATTCTATTTCAGGCAAATTATATCCTTCAGAATTAAAACCTAAACTTGCTGGATTATCAATTGCCATAGATAGTCCTGAAATATAAGTCCAAAAGTTATCCTGTGCATGTTTTCTTAATCTCCATTTAGAAGTTTCTCCTCCATCGTGAACAAAGAACATCGCTAACATTTCTAAATAAGACATACCACCTAAAAACTCTGAATGTTGCCCTAATTCCATATGGTCGTTTGGTGATGGTGTAGCAGTACAAGCTAATTTATAAGGTGTATTTTTAAAAGTTTCAATTATCAAAGATGAAAGTTTACCATCTCTACCTTTTAAAATACTGGATTCATCTAAAACTACTCCTGAATAAATACTACAATCAATATTTTTTAATTGATCATAATTAGTAATATCAAAATAAGAAGAATCAATTCCAAATTTTGCAGCTTCATTTTTTGTCTGTTCTACAATTGCCAAAGGAGCTAATATCAAAACCTTTTGATTTGTCTTAATTGATACTTGTTTCGCCCATTCTAACTGGCAAAAAGTTTTTCCTAAACCGCAATCAAAAAAGAATGCAAATTTTCCTTTAAATAAAGCAGTTTTAATACCATACTTTTGAAAGTCTTTTAATAATGGATTTAATTCATTTTCATTAATTTCAAATCCACTTTCAACAAAAGTCTTTCTTTTTGTTTCTAAAAATTCTTTGTAATCTGTCATTTTGTGTTTTGTTTTATAGTTTATAAGTGCAAATATAGTAATAGTTTTTTATTATGCAAATAAAAAGCAAAAAAAAAATCGGCTAAATTAATAACCGATTTAATTTGTACTAAAAAATATGCGTAATTACTTGCATTTCCATATGAATTTTTTATATGTTTTAAGATTGCCTTTTAAACAACTACTTACATTTCCTATATGAAAGTTTAATTCTCTTTTAATATCCATTAAGCAATTCCACTCCTTAATTAAATTGTCATTTAAATCAAATTGTAAAACCTTAACGCTTCTTGGATTGTTTTCAGAAAATATTCCTTTTCTATTACTTTCTCTACCTTTTCTACCTTTAGATTTATTAACTTCATCACTATGTTTTCTTCCTAAATTAGCTTTAGATATTTTATCTTTTGTTTCATCAGAATGTTTTTTACCTAACCAGTTTTTATTTCCTTTTGAAGCTATTGACATTTTTAATAATGTTTCTTTAGATAATTTTCCGCTTTTATCACTTGATTTAGTAAGTCTGCAATTTAATCCATTTTCAACACAATCAAAAAATTCTTGCCAATACCTTTCACGTTCATTAAGTAAATCTATGTTACATTCTTCTATTATTTCAAAAGTATGATTTTCAACTCCATATTTAATTAAAGACCTATAAAGTTTTATTAATCCTTTATTTTTAACATATAGTCTTTTATATGAATTTAATCGTTTTTCTAAATTAACGGATTGACCGATATAAACTAATTCTTTTTGATTTGTTATTTTATAAATTCCTACCATTCTTTTTTCTTCAAATATAACACATATATTTTAAAAAAACAAGTTTAAAATAAAAATGATACTAAAAATATGCGTAATTCTGGCGATTTGACCATTATTTTTGCAATGTAAAAAACCCTCTACAGCTTTTGGCGAATGTTGGTAGCCGTTTCTACTATGCCAACTATCAGCGCTCGATGGACTTCTTAAAGATTCTACTGTTATACCTATGTAGTCTTTACTTGTTTTGTGGTGTACGTGGTGCGTATAAACGTATCTATGTTTTGTTAAACTCCACTCCATAGGGAACTCCTGAGCCATTAATAAAGGTAATAGTTCCTGTTTCGCTCCGTCACCGTGAGTAGTTCCGATAAGGTTATTATAATACCTAAAACCTTTACGATGTGCTATCGAAGTGTCAAATGTAATGTTTTGACAGTTCTTAAAATAAGTTTCGATTACTTGCGCTAAAAAGAATCCGTTAGTATAGTCGTGGTTTGATGGATTAAAGCAAAAATGAACATCTGCAATAGGTAGTAAAATTTCTAAAATATCAATGTATAAATTTTTAGCGATAATAAAGTTTTCAAACCACATACCGTCTGTGTCTTGTGGAGTTCCTGAAGTAGTTGTACGTTTTGGATTGTCAATATGTAAAATATCATTACCGCCTATAAAAAGTATTTTATCAATATTAAAAGAACTAACCTTTTGTAAAATACCTTTTACTCCTGCTAATGCCCTATGTACTGCAATTTGGTTGTTATAATCTTCTCCAGTTTCAAAGTGTTTTGAAAGCTTACCAATATGTAAATCTGCTGGATCGAGTACTAATAAATAAGAATCTTTATTTTCAATTCGTTCTAACTTTACAAAATTAGGAGCGTATTCCTGTAAATCTTTTATTAAAGTACTTGTAAGGTCTTGAAATTGTTTTTCGTCTGCTTTCTCAAATAGTGGATTCGTAACTCTTACCGATTCATTTTTATTTTTTAACCATAACATTGGAACGGTTTTAGGGTCGACTCCTACGCTGTTACAAGCGTTTAAAATACCTGCATTGTCTTTTAGTTTGGCGACGTGCTTTCTAAGTCCTGAAGTTTGTCCTGGTAAAATCTGTTTGGCAATTTCTCTATTGCTTAAACCTTTTTGTAATAATTCTAAAATTTCATCATTATACTTTGAAAAAATACTCATTTTGTTTTTGTTATTTGATTAAAAAAAATACGCCCCATTTTGAGGCGTATAAATATACTAAATTAAATCTGACAAATCGACCGGTACAAAATTCAGCGGTTTTATTATTTTTCCTTCTGAATTTCTTAATACTTCCCCATTTGGAAACTTACTCATATTATTTAAGTGAACTCTCCTAAAAGCTTCCGAAAATATATCCTGCATACCGTGAAAATTGATAGTACCAAATAAAACGTAAGCCTGATCAACTAAAGCATCTAATATTTCAACTTTATCATTATTATAACACGCACCTAAATACTCCAGGTTTTCTTCTTTCATTAATTTATAACGTAATTCACAATCATTATAACTGTTAACCGTTGGTAAATCGTTAATAATTTGTTGTCCTGTTTTCTGAAATTTTCTAACTTCGTTTAGCATATAATTCTATTATTTGTTGATTTGTAAAAAATTGTCCGTGATATAAAAAACCGTCTTGTACTTTGACTAAATTCGGTTCTGTGTCAAGCCATTCTATTAATTGTGCAATTTTATTTGTTTCCATCTTGTTTAAATGTTTCGTTGTAGTATTGTTTTGAATTTAAAGGATTGTTAAAATAAGCATTATTAAATCCTTGTTGATAAGCATCTTTAATTTGTTCCTTTTCCATTTCTTTAGCTTGTTCAAAAATATTATTTGAAAATCCAAAGCCAAATTCAATTCTTAATTTTTCAGTTAACCACTCTACTGCTGTTTGTTTATTTTCCATCATTTTTAAGTTTTTGTAAGTATAAAATCGCATCCATTAATTCCTCTTGTAAGTGATTTAAAAAGTCGTCTGTATTATTTTCGTGTAAAGTTGTGCCGTACTTCTTAATGCCTATTTTAGAGCGTTCTTTGAACTTGTTTAATACTTGGATTACTACTTTGTCTTTTTTCTGTTTTAATTCAGGTTCAAAATAATTCTCTAAATTTTCTTTTAAAAACATATATCCACTGGT